ATAGATGTTAATGGTAAAGTTTAAATCAAATCACATTAAGTAAGGTATTAATTTTTAATGATTTTTGTTCTATGTGAAACCTATATTGAAAATTAATCAAATTAATCAATTTTTGGGATATATTATCTCCAAACTTAACATATTTTAGCAAATAAAGTCATTTTTGATGCGTTTTTAACATATTTTAACTCTTTTGAACAAAAACTGTGTAGATTTTATACAAAAAGAAAATACCATTTATATTCAAATAAATGGTATTTTCAGGCAACTAAATTTTATTAACAAACAATGGACACTAACTTAATAGCTATGATATATATTTAGCCGTATTTGTTGAAGAATCTTTAATTACTTCATAACTGAATGTTTCGAACAAATTATCAATAACATGGTCAACGATGAAAATTGATTTGTTCCTGAATTTTGAAAGGAGATTGCTCAATTCTGATTGATAATTTATAACATCTTGTTGATTAGATAATTCTTTACCAGAATTCAATTGACCAGATATTTCATCAATAAATATATGACTAATATTGTTTTTGATATTTAATTCATGGATTGCATAAACCAGACTTAATCCGAGGAAAGCATTTTGCATTCCAGATGATAACAAAACAGGTCTGTAAACAATATTACCATTTTCTATTACAGTCATAAATAAATCACCTGAACTATGCCAATATAATTTAAACGGCATATCTTCGAGTAATTCATTCAATACATTATTGATGAATTGTTGATAATACAAAAAGATAGCTTCAGGGAATTTATCTTCCACAAGTGCTTTGTAAATAATGAATACTGTATTTTTACGTTTATATTCATCATATTCTTTTAACACCTGATTTATTTGTTCAACTTTATTTTGGTTGTACAATAAATTTGTTTTCGATTCTTCATATTTCTGTAATAACTGTTGTAATTCGAATTTATTTTTCTGTAATTCTTCCTGATATATCTTTTTCTGATTCGAATATGTTTCGAATTTATCCTTCAATCTTTCAGCTGATTCAATTTCTTTCTTCATTGATTCGATTCTCATCAATAAATCAATTCTCTTTTCATACATATTATTATGATTTATTGCTTCTTGAATCTCTTCTGAATTCTTACGTTCCTTCGAAATCAATACAGATATTTTGTTATCTTTTTCTGTTATTGCATTATTATATTCAGATTTCTTGGTTTCATTTAATTCAGATAACTTTTGATATTTAACTTCCAAATCTTCACATAATGATTTAGGTATATCTAAAACTTTTAGATTCATCTCATTTTTTACAGTTGATAATGAATTATTCGTAGATTTAAATATATCTGTTAATTCACTGATTTCTTTTGATTTGTTTTGATTCAGATTTTCAATAACTAATTTATGTTTATCAATTTCTTCTTGTTTGAGTTTCTTTTGGTTATTTAAATCAATTATCTTTTGATTCAATTCTTCCATATGAGTTACATCAACATCAAATGGTCTTTTACAAGATTGACAAATACCTGAATCAAGTTCGTTTTGAATTTTTTGTATTTCAATATCAATATAATATATTTCGGTATTTAATTTACTTATGATATTGTTGGTATCATTTATTTTATCTGAAAAATATTTTTCCGAATCATTAATTTGTGTACGTATATTATTGATTGTGTTTTCGCAATTCAAAATCTTTGTATTATATTCTTCAGTAATTGATTTCTGATATTCTTTTATTCTATCAGATTTCATTACATCTAACTTTTCTACACCGATTTTGTATTTCTCCTGAAATGCAGCATAATCATCTTGTATCGTTTGAAAATCCAAATCAATCAATTTACGTTCATTATCAATATTTATCTTTTTAGGTACTGTTTTTTGGAACGTATAATTAGATAATTCAGTTATTGATAATTGTAAAGATTCCAATGATTCTTTATTTAAATCAATTACTGTAGGATTATGACCTAATGAAATCAAATCATTATTGATTCGTTCCAAATCTTTTTCATTATCTGTAATAACCTTCTCATAATTTAATTTATCTATTTCGAAAGTAGATTGAACCTGTTTTAAATTATTAACAGCATTTACGAAATTATTCAATTCGATTTTCGTATCATTATAATTAATTTTTGGTTTTACAATATTTAATGATTCTTTTACATTTGGAAGATTATTTTTCAATAACGATAAATAATTTATACCCAAATAATACAACATTAAATCTTTTAATTCAGAACCTGTCGTATTAAGTATTTTACTAAGTTTGTCTGAATTGAGAATTACAATATTATTGATAGTATTTCCAAACCATTCATTTAATAGATTTTCAACTACATCAATATTTGTTATCTCTTTATCAGCAGATTTAATAATTACATCAGATTTAACAGTAGATACATATTCTTTCCAATTGATAGATACCTTTTGTTCATCTGAAACATTATTTTTCCATATACGTTCATTTGTACGAATTACTTCAATATCCTTCTGATTAATCTTAAATTTGAGTTTAACGATTTGTTTATCAATTTCAGGTTTACTGTCATTGAACAATAACAAAGCATTCTTAACTTTTTGATTCTTACTTAAACCATCGAAAACAACACCAGTAATAACATACTTAATCATATTGTATAGAGTTGTTTTACCTATACCGTTAGTACCTTTGATTCGAGTAAGTCCCGGAATATCTAAGTTTATCTTATTTTCACCAAGTCCCATAAAGTTATTAGTATAAATAGATAACAATTGAATATCGTAATATTTATTGCTATGTAAATCTATGATATTCTTATATTCAGATTTGAAAAGATTTATAATTTCAGATTTAATATCACCATTTAAATCTACATTATTAACTGTATTAATTTGTGCTTCAAATAGCTTCTGAATTTGTGAATCAGTTAAATGGATAGGTTTCAATGATTCCAATTCATCTGTAAGTATAGAATCAGATGTATTTACACCGGATTCTCCATCACCTCCATCTGTATCATTAACAATTTCTAAAACCTTTTGTATTTTGTTTATTGCTTCTTCTGATTCAATCTGTAAACCAGAATATTTTACATCAATTGTTGATTCCAGATTGTTTAATATTGATTTAAAAAATTCTTGTATTTTATTTGTCAATTCAGATTCAACCTGACGATAATAATACAACAATTTTATCACTATTGTATTTTCAATAACATTATATTTTGAAGGTAAAATAGATTCGATTTTATTTTTATTGGAAACCAATATATCCATTATTTCAGCAATGGTATATGTTTCCTTAATATCGATGGTAATATAGTTTCTAAAATTGATTAATGATTGTTTTTTGTCGAGGAAAAGTCGTTTGTTTTTTATATCGATTTCATAAATGTTAATGAATTTTTCAGATGTTGTTTCATCAAACTTAATCTGATTGTTTTTCAGAATCTTTATATATTCACCTTCACTTGTATTTACCTGTTGTGCACTGCCACAGTAGAAGAAGTAACCATCATAATAGTAGTTTTCATGAATATCACCAGCAATTACATAATCACAACCATCATTTTTGAATGTATCAATAGATAATTTTTTGTTAAGTATATCTTGTCTGACAGGTAATTTCTTTTCAGTAGCATATTCTTTCAATATATCATGATAAATACCAATATACATTGTATTGGAATCTTTATCAAATGGTTGTAATTTCATACCATCTCTCAAACAATAACCAACATATTGTATGTTTTGATGTGCTTTCGATTGATATAAACCAGATTTATTGATATAGATAAATTTGTTCGAATAATCTTCGTTTAGCGAATTCAACATATTTATGAATGTATCAAATACTGTTATATCCGTTTCACCTTCTTTTTGTAGTGATTTTTTCAGTATCAAATCATGATTACCTTCCATAAACACTACTTCATCTAATGTATCAATATTTAATAAATCAACCAAAAATTGATATACTAATTTAACTTCAGCATTAGTTTGCGGTGTTACATCAAATATATCACCTGCAATAATTAATGAATCAATACCATAATATTTATCACTTACAGTATTGATTATGTCTTGGAACATTCTTTGTTGAGGTTGTTTTGAACGTTTTAAGTTCAAATGTAAGTCAGCAATATGGGCTATCTTAAATTTGTTGTATAAATTATCTATTATCATTATTTTGTTATTTAAAAATTTTCAATGTTGGTTTAGTTGTTAAAATTCTGTTATCTCTATTATCACCAATAAAAATACCATCATTAAAGTATCTATAAATTGTCGTATTAAAACTTACTTTCAGTATTGTGGAATATTCACCATATTCTATATTCATTATTTCACCGATAACATCATCTCCAAAGAAAATATCATCAATTACTTTTTGACTTATTTCAAATTTATTTTCCATTATTATGTATATTTAAAATTTAATATAATAAAATATCGTAAACATACAATAATTATAAGTTGATTATACATTTCCGATATACTTTTGAATTTAATAATTAATCGTTATTTGAATTTTCATCTTCAAACAATAATTTGTTTAATTCTGTTTCCAATTTTTTAATTTCATTTCCCAAACCATCTTTCAAAATTTGAATTTTGTTTTTGAGGATTTCGATTTTATCAAGTTTTTCTTTTCCTTCCAAAACTCGTTTGATTTCACCATACACCTTATTAAGACAATAATCACCTTTTACCGATAATATTTTATCATTTTCAGGTAAATATACATCTTTTGTTCGAAAATAGATATTATATGTTTTAATACTTACTTGGATTTCAAATTCTTTCCAATCTTCATAAAAACGTATCGTATAAATATTCAAATCAAACTTTTTCGATACATTAGTGATACAATATCTACCATTTAAAAGATGATTCACAATTCTTTGTTTGTATTCATCTAATATTGCATTAAATGATGTGTTGGATTCTTCAGATTTTTCAAGCGTACTTTCAAATATATAATCATCTTTTATATATTGTCCCTTAAATGTATATTTGAAATCCAACCCTTCATATTTTACAACGATATGTGTATTACATATTTTTGTAACAACACCATCTTTAACTTCTGGAAAATATATTTTATCGAAAACAATATCGCCAACTTTAAATGTTTTTATTTTTTCTTCCATAGATTATAAATATTATCAATTACTTTTATTTCATAATTTTCAAAATCTTCCATTCTAAAATCTAATAGAGATATTTTACTGTTTTTGTTTTCAGATTGCTTTTGAAACTTTCCTTCTTTACCATTATATACAACTAGAAAATCTGTAGTAATATCTCCATCTGTTTGTCGAATTATATCACCTTCGTAAATCTCTTTTCTGAAGGAATCATACATACCAGTAAATTGTCCAATACTTTCGATAGCTACTGTTGAATCGGTTCGTATAGTTTCCAAATTCTTATAACTTTGAATTTTATCGTAATCTATTAAATAACCATATATCCAACGATTTACTTCTAAATCAATAGTAAATCCCCTAAATTTTATTGTTCTCATAATAGTAATGGTTTTGCAATTTCTAAAAGTTTTCTTTGTTCTTCAAAAAATTTTGTTGCTATTTCAATACTTCTAAAATATAAAGTTGCTTTTTCTTTTACAGCAATAAGAAGTATAAATCTATCTTCATAAGGTTTGATAACATATTTTTCTTTGGTGTCTTCCCAATTAGGTTCCCAACCTTCATTATAACAATCTCTAATAGTAGTTAATTTCTTTAAAGCATCTAATCTTTCTTTTATTTCTTCAATATCTTCTAAAAGCACTTCGAAATGGTTTTGTTCAAATCCTTTAAACTCTATTTCATAAGGTTTTGTTGCTAATGTAGGTCTTTGATTTTCATTGAAACGACCATCAAGAGTATAATAGCGATAACCAGCTGTTTTATCAAAAGATACTTCCACAGGATAACAAAGACTTTTTTCTTCATTATTTAAATCTGTAACTACTCCTTTGCAATCTGGAAAATTAAATTCATCATAAACTTCCATTCCTATTTCAAATTCAAATACTGTTTTCATAAATTTTAATTAATTTGTTTACTAATTCTTCTCGAGCTTCTTCATAAGTGGTTCGACTAATCATAAAAATTATATCACTGTCTTTATCACGTATTTCCACTTCAAAATATTCTTCCTCTTCAGGAGAATCTTTATAAAAAGTAATGCTATGAAATAAATCTTTGCTTCTGAACCATTCAAACATTTGTTCCCAAGTGGGTAGAGATATACAATCTTTAAAAGAGCCATTCCAATCTTTAACAAATCTAAACCTTTCTTCAAACCTATTTTCTTCTTCTACAGGATATAAAACACGTTGTAGAGTTATATCGTAATAAAAATAACATTTTTCGTTAAAATTTATATTTCTAAGTTTTTCCGCTATTTCAAGTGGTACTAACCAATTTGGATAATTATTTATTTTCATAATTTTATTATATTTTTCAAATTTTTAAATTCATCATCAGATAATGGTTCAAAATATTCGAAGCTTATATCTCTATCTTCAAATGGATAGAAGTATTTTAACCCTTCTGATGTTTCTCTGAAATCTTTTAATATACCAATAATTTCTATTTCATCTTTTGAATTACCAAATTTACCCCATTTATCGATATATTTTGCATAATCAATCTGTGGTTCTTGAGTGAAATATTCAAGATAATATTCTTTTGTTGCCAATGTTGGATTGACAGCTCTTACATAAGGATAACCATCTTTGTCCAAAATTAATAATCTTCCAGATATATCATAATTTATCGGATTTTTATTACTTTCAAATATAACAACAAGATATTTTTCACAATTTGTTGTTTGATGAATATTTACAATTGTTCCTTGTTCAAAAGCATAATCAAATACATCTTGGTCTACTTCAAAATTTGTTTTTTCTTTTGTTTCCATATTTATTTAATTATTTTTATTATCTCTGTAAATTTCAACTATAAAACCTATGATAACCCATAAATTCAATACTGGTATGTACGAAAATTTCATGAAAAATCTTAAGTCTTCTCTGTAATCTTCAAAATTATATGGGTCAATCTTTTTCACATATAAATAAAAGAATAAAATTGTCGATAACATACATACTAATACACTTATCAAATATATGTAGATTATTGTAACCACCATTTTTCTTTATATATTTCAATTAATTTTTGTAATAATTTTTCTCTTCCAAAATGATAATCATAAAATCTTTCAACTAATAAAGGTGAATCTTCATCAATCCATATTTCATAGATATATAACGGTTTATCATATCTATTTTTCTCGTAAGGTTCATCAAATACCAATCTATAAGCAAAATAGAAACCATATTTTCTAAACCAATCAAAAGCTAATTCATAATCTGGAATACTAATCAAATCATCTAATGCAGTACTATTTTTGAATTCGGAATCAATAAATAATGATTCTTCTTTATTTGATGAATTTTTTATACCAGAACCTTTATGATATACTAATAAACATTTTTCATCAAAACCTATTTCTTTCAATTGTTTAGATAAATAAATAGGTACTAATGATTTTACGAAATTATTTGTTTTTATATTCATATTATCTTTCATCTGGAAATTCTATTTCAGATTCAATCCAATTTAACCAAATATTAGATGAATCAAAAATATATTTTGGTTCTATAATTTCATTATTTTCGGTATAATCATCTAATTCGAATCTATACCAATCTTGTTTTGTATCGAAGTCTTCAGGACCCTTTCGATTAAATTTTTTGTCATACAGCAACATCTGCTTTAATTTGTGAATAATGTTCTTTTGATGAATAATTTTTTAAACGGAATAAATCAAAGTTTTCAAGACAAATAGCATTTAAAAAGTTATCTAATTCTTTTTGAGTTATTTCTCGTTTCAAATTATCTTCGTTTAAAAAATCAAATGATGATATTAATGGATAATTATACTCAATTTGTGGTAAAGTTTCAGATTTTTTAATATCAGCGAGATTTTTATATTCACCTGTTGTTTTTTCACCTACAACTGTCAGATAATTATCGTTATGTACTTTTATTTGGTGTAAATGATTTTTGTAAAGATGCCAATCATTAAAAGTGCAATGAACTATTCTTGGTTTATATCCTGTCATTATACTTACGAAATGGAGCATAAACGAAAATAATAGAAAATCATAAGGTACACCTAAAAATATATCTGCTGACCGTTGATTTACGTGCAAATCTAAGTATCTTGTACCATTATGTTCAAAACTGGTGAAATGATACAAAAAATGACAGCAAGCCAAAGATTGTTGATTCAAATCACTACCGTTCCAAAGATTAATCAAAGCTCTTCTGGAATCTGGATTAGTTCTCAATTCATTAATAACATAAAATAATTGGTCAAACTTCTTTTGATTATCAAAATATCTCATTTGATGACCGTAAATCTTACCAAATTCACCTGTTTCTTTGTTAACCCAACTATCCCAGTAATTAACACCATTATCTTTAAGAAATTTCAAATCAGTTCTACCAAGTAATATCCACATAAATTCAACGAAAGCTGTTTTGAAACCAATTTGTTTACCTCTCATTATTGGAAATGAATAATGACAATGTAAATCGATAGTACAACTTTGTGTTCTTAATGTATTGATACCTGTTCTGTTTCCAGATTCTATACCAAATGATGCGGTTGTTATAGCTTTTTTGAGATATTGATGTTCGAAATCAAGTTGAGAATCAATTTCGTATAACATTTCCAAATCTCTTATTTCATAACCTTCTCGATGACTATTTAATATATCTTTCTTTTCGTAATCTTTTTGTAATTCACATATTTTGGACCAATCAAAATCAATATTAATCCAGTAACTAATTTTATCTATGTAATCTGCCATTTGTTTATGTACTATATTTTTATTAACAATTTATTATATCGTAAAAGTAATCAGATATAGATTGAATTATAAATTTGTAGATATATCTGTAACCTTCCAATAACTACCATGTTTGTCTTGTCGGAATCCCATATTTCTTTTCTGAATCTCTAATGAATCTCGTAATATCTGTTTCTCTCGAATATAAGGGAATCTTTTGTTTTCACCTTTATAAAGTGGTGATTTAACATCGTAACCACCAATAACATAAATAGGTTCCTTAATTTTTATGTATTGAGTATCACCATTAGTTTTATAAAGATATTCTGTCTGCATTTGTAGTTTTTTTGTTTTATCAATGTATCTTTGAATATTTGCATCTACAGGTATTGTATACTTCATATAGTGATTCACTGTTTGTTGTTGGTTTAAATCTACGAACTCAACAAGGTCATCACTGAGTCCAAATAAATAATAACCTTTGTTTATCAGATAGTCTGCGGCATTAAATTTAGATAACGTTCGTTCATGAGAATATATCTCTTTTCCTTTGAACATAAATGATTCCTTGATTTTAACCATACGAAATATACCTGAGAATGTTATTTTCGAAACCGTACCATTTGCTGATGATTTATCTGGTCTTTTTAATAATACAGTATCTCGATATTCTTTTTCTAACAGACCTAATAAGATACCTTTCAAAATATTCTTGTCATAATCATAAACTAACGGTTGTTGATATTTAGCCCAATTAATTTGTTCCCTTATAGATTTAACGAGATATTCTTCAGCCATAAAACATTCATAACTATTACTCAAATAGTCTTTGGTTATCCTACCTTCAGGAGTTTTACTTACTTTCATATTAAATCTTTCCGAGAATATGTAGAATTCATTGGTATAAACATATATCGCAAATTTATTGTCATCAAAATCAAACACATTCATCAAACATTTATATAATGATTGATACAATTTATGTTGTATATCATTGATTTCTTCGATATATCTATGAACAGATTGAAGTTGAGGTTTTGTTACTGACATTGTTAATCTTGTCATTTTACGACATATTTGACCTAACTTATCATTTGGTGTTTTTTCATTGTACCATACTGTTCTAAAACCATTTACATTCAATCTTAATGCGTTCAGTTCATTAAATATCTTAAAATTAGGGTGTTTATATAATCTATCCCAATTTTTCTGAATTACTGAAGTTATACCTTCTGTAACGTCTTCATCTGTTATATCTTCCAGATAACCTTCAGGTAACGAATAACCATAAGTTAATTCTCTCACTGTAGTATTATTTGGATTAATCATAGCTGCACAATATAATTGAGTAGGTGTCATCTCAATTTCATGTATAACCTTATCAAATATCGATTCATCATCATATTCATCTTCATCGTCTTCCAACATAATATAGGATTCAAAAACCATCAACGCATAATTCATGATTCGGTTATAATGTTTCATGTTACATAACAGAAGTTGTTCGAAACTATTAAAAATATGATTTAATTCACCATTTCTAAACCATTCTAATTCTTGTTGAGTTACTTTTGATTTTATAAATCTACGAACTCTAACATATTTCATATCTTCAAATAACAAAGGTTCATTAGATAAAAGTGAACTCCAACGAAAATCAAATCTTTTATTCTTTTGAAGATTTTTTGTCAGTATTTTCTTCATCTCTTCATAAGTAACAACATTTTTTGGTAAATCTTGTTGTCTTATTTCTGTAGATATTGATTTCAATTCTTTTAATTTATCTACAGATGATTTTGATGAATCTAAGTAAACAGAATCAATAACTGTTTTATTTACTGAAGGATATTTGGTTGCTATCATTATGTTAAGTATTTAAATTATTTAAAAATTTTGTTCTTCGATTTTCTTTGTATGTTTTTTCTTACTGATACCCCTACTTGTATGTAATTTTTGAGTTACATTAAACATATTGGTAATCATTGTATCAACTGTTTGTTTGTTGAGTAATTCAGATGAGTTCTGTTCCGGTAATACAACATAATCAAAACGTATACCAGATTTAGATGTATTCTTTTCAGCAAGATTACTCATCAAATCTAACAAGGAATCTTTAATTTTATCAAAAGCATACTTAGTGTTTATTTTGACACCAATTAATTCGATATAATTATATGTCCAGTTTTCTACAGTTGATTTAAATATATCATACGGTATTCTTTTATTTTTGTCAAGTTCAAATTGGTCAAGAAAAACGTATATATCTTCAATGATTTTAATTACAGGTTCAGATAATTGTGCATTATCTGACGAATCAATCAATTTGATAAGTTGAATTGCTCGGTTAAATTTCTTCTGTTGAAGTATACCATCAGAATTAACATATTGCATAATTAATTGAATACATTTATCATTTGAATATTTCTTAACCAAGAATTTAGCATATTTAATCATCTTTTCGAGAGCAACTCGAGATTGTACAATACATAATTTTGGTGTTGCAAATGTATCAAAAGTAATCTGTACATAATCTGTAATACTTCTATCTTCGATAACTAATTCAGTATCAGATATATTCTTACTTATCCATTCCATCACATTATTATATTCTAAACCATAATCATTTGTATAAGTATTTTTATTAATTAAATCGATAAATGTTCCAATCATAAGTGAATGTTTGCGTATCTTCTCGGCTTTGGCAGAATCTAAACCAATACGTTTAAGTTGTTCTTGTTCATTTTCAGATAAACCATCAAATTCAGTAGATATTTTTATTTCGTAACCATAACTATATAATACTCTCGCTATTTTAGTTGGATGCTGCATTACTTCGTTATATTTATCTTCGAAATTGATTAGTTCATATTCTTCAGGATTAAACTGTATTTTACCATTGAACAAGGTAAATCCGGGAGTTGATACGTTTCCCAATATCGGGTCATATTGAGCAATAAATTCATTCTTAGCATTTGCGATTTCTTTATCATCAACAAATTTTATTTTTTCATCATCTGTTACTTGTAATACTAAATTTGGTTCCTGAACTAAATCAGTTTCGTTATCCATTATCGTAACACAATATATACTATAGATACCTCTTTTTCTAATACGAGCATTGAATTGTTCTATTTCGTAACCAGAAAATTTACCTAAATATATTGATGCAAAATCATACTTATCTTCAATATCAACACCAACCGAAAGATAATTGGTACAGAAAACAATCTCGTAATCAGCAATAGTTGCTTTTTCATTGATTAATCTACATATTTCTTGGTCAGTATTTGAACGTTTGTAATAACCATATTTTATAGTTCTACCCATCAAATATTCAATCATACCTACGAGTTTTTCTGTATATATCTCTCCTCTATTGGTAGGAATCAAAATTCGATAACCTTTCTCAATTAAATCTTTTGTTTTTGATGCTAATCGAGTTATACCATCTAAATTATCATCACATAACAAAAATTCCATAGTTTTATCATGTGGTTTTTTATACACTGATATAAAGTTACCTACATTTTTGAAAAAGAATTCTTCACCTGTTAAAGTACCTGACATTAATATCAATTTAGATGCGAATTGGTTTGTTGACGAAATATAATATAATTCTTTTATTTTCTTTAATGCTGATGATGTTGCTTCAATACGATATTGAGAGGTAAATAATAAGTGTGATTCATCGATAAATACATAATCAAACATATTGGAAATTTTATCCATATTAGCTTTGGAAAACTTATCGAATGTTGTTACGGCATTTATGCCATACTCTAAATCTCTGATATTTTTATTACCATAAAATACATCAAAATCATTTATAATTGTTTCATCGTTTTCTACTTTATTTTTGATAACAGATATATAAGGTAAAACCAATAACACACGTTTACCAGATTTTGCTATCATCTTACAAAATTCGGTTTTTCCTGAGCCTGCTGGTACGTCTAAAATATTTATCTTTTCATGAGTTATTTGACCAATAATTTCATCAAAATAACTACCTAAATATTTACCATCAGTTATTGTATGTGTATACTCTCTATTTTCACATCTGATTGCTGTTAACATACAATCTCGTAAGTATGCTTTTTCTTCATTGAGCATTGGTGTTAATATCTCTTCCGAAATATTATTTTTTAATACACCACATTTTGTTAATATTTCCAGACCAACTTTGGATGGTACTTTTTGATTACTTATAGCACAAGCATAAAAAGCATTGATTTCGTTTTCATTTTTACATTTGACACTATCAAGAATTGTATGTGCTATTTGTAAACCAGCTTTACCAAATAATGGTGCTAAAGTATTACAAACATTATAACGGGTAAAATAATTTATTTGATTTCTTGGTAATATAGTTACTTCCTGTAAATCTATGTTTGTATTTACATACTGTGATAAATCAACATCATCTAAATTTACTTTATTTATATTATCATTAGCTATTTGACGAAGTTCAGTATCAATTCTTTCGATAAATCTATTATATTCATGATTTCTCAATAATACACGTTCAATAGTTATTTGATATTCTCTACCATCTAATGTTTGTGTTAATGATAATGCAGGGTGTAAATCAACAAAATTATGATTTATATAAGGATTAGGGTCGTATGATAATTTAATACCAGTAGTGATTCGAGCAGTTGTGTTATCTAAATAAACATTATCTAATTGTGTTTTAGAGTTTGGAAATTCCAATATACCATTTTCTTTAGATAATCGTTGTAATAAATCGTTTATATTTGATTGTTTCGTAAAGTAATTAACGAAATACCAATATTTTGATATAGCTTCATTATCTTGTGGTTTGGTATAAATATGATGTGGTGGTGCCACTTTTGTATATATGTGGAGACCTTTACCAGATGAAGATTTAACTATCCATAAAAACCAATGGAACTGTCTTAATTCTTCAAATATACGTTTCTTAAGTGTTTCGATATTACCACCATCAGCAATCCATTCTTTTAAATCTATATCAAATATCTGTAGTCCATTCCAAGAATAATAATGTTCTTTAGATGGACGTATTGGTTCGTATGTACAATAAAATTGATGTCTTAAAGATTTTTCGATAGATATATTTTCAGGATTTATTATTTCCAACAATAATTCACCTAATGTTCTCGTACGATATAATTTTTTTAAGGAAAGGTTATTGACGTATGAGTTATCAAGTAAACATACTTTATTATTTGTTATAAAATCTTTTGATAACAATTTAATCAATAGTTCATTTCTGATGATTCGTTTTTCAAAGACTAATCGAGCTTTCTCTTTATCAGAAGTATTTTCATTAATAATATAATTAGCAATATTTGGTATATTAACACTACCAGTAAAATTTATATTCTTTATAATATAATCTGCTAATTGGTAAGATACGTCAATATTTGTATCATAACCAAAATTTGTAAATATCCAATAGTCTTCTGTTGTATCGGTTATATTATACATTTTCTGCATCTTAAAAACCATATCGAGACATTTTATCATATAATCTTTTTCATTATATTCTGTTATAATATCTTCATCGTCTTCATTTGCATATTTTGATTTTAAAGCTTGATTGAATATTGTTTCTTTCAAACGAACATATTTATCTAACAAATCCAAATGTTGTGTGGATTTTATCAACAAATCTTCATAAGAAGGGAAGTTGGAATTAACTTGTAACCCCAACTTCTCAACTTCCGCAGATTCCAGAGATAAATCATTTAATGATTCTATTTGATTTCGAAAATCATTTAATCTATTTTTTTCGTTTGTTATCAGTATTCTTTCATTCTTTTCATATAATTTTGAATCTGGTGATTGATTGATTTCGTTAATTAAATCAATCATCTCTTCTTTTGTTATTTTCCTATCATTTTTTCTTTCGAACTCTTTTCTCGCTTTTGAAATTTTTTTCTTATTGTATTTCAAAACTGATTCTTTCAAAAGCTCTTCGATATTCTCTCTATCTTTATTTATCTCTGTTGCGGTAATTTCCATAATTAATTATTATAAATTTTTGAATCTATTATTTATGTCGTTTTTACATTCCCAATATAAGATAACAATAATAATTGTCCATATTATGATAGTTAAATCTACCATAACATTTTTGACTTCAACAGGTAATTTATCTGCAAATTCAACTACTTCCATTCGTACTTTGATTTTAATAATTCATAATCTTCTTGGTTATCAACATAAATAGCCATTTCACTGTAATATATTTCATAATCAAATTTAATTGTTTCAAACTCTTTAAAGCTCGTTTCAAAGGTCTTTCGTATAATAATTCCTTATTCTTTTCAGTTATAGGATTATTAGGATGAAATTGATGAATATAAACAGCACTTTTTAATTTGAAATATTTAGATTTATCAGATTTTAGATAAACATATACACTTCCAATCATGATATTATATTATTTTTAAATTTATGGGATTAA